ATCGTATCGGGAGCATTATTTGGAACCGCGTACACGAGAAGATCCTCTGAATTTTGTGTAACGCCATCGTCGGCACCTAATGTAGAGTTGGCATCAACGACCGGAGGTCTTCCGCCATCGGCTTTGGTAGACAATCTAAAAGGGTGTACTCCATCGGCTGTTGGATAACTAAAGGTATACGTGTTACCTCTCACCAGGGTTAATGTGGGTTGAATATCGCCATCTAATGCGTATTTGTTTGGACCCTCTGAATTATCGACGGTTACGATGAACGTTTTTCCATCGGGGCTACCAGAATTATCCGTGATTCCAACCCAGTTGTGTAAACAGCGGTCCTTTTCACTTAGTTTAATCTCAATTTCAATCTCTTGAACCTTCAATGCACATAATGGAATTGCAAGTTGTGGGTTATTATGAAAGAAAAATGGAATATCCACTATAAAAGTCCGCGGGGTAGTAGCGTTATCTAGATATCCGTCTACATCCGTAGAGACAGGGGACCCGGACACTTCATTTGGACATTTACCGATGAGTTTATCGAGATTCTTCTGTTTTGTCTGTGTTATATATTGTTCAGAGTATATCTGTAACCAATCGCGGTGTACACGCTGAATACGCTGACCACCTATGAATATGTCTACGTATTCTATGATAGCATGACCTATAGATTCTGTATATTTCCTATATGTACCGTTATGTAAAAGTTCGGAAAGTTCTATGTGCAATCGTACACCTTTAAGTAAATCTCCCGAATCGTTATCTAACGTACATCGCAAGGTCTTACCATAGTCTATCTCACCTTCCAATTTGGCTTTTACGTCATACATAAAAAAGTTTGTATGCTTTTTGAAGCTATCAATAAAGTGCGTATACTCAGGATTCACCGTAAAGTATTCATCCTGACTACCCGTAGTGGCTAGTTGTACTCTACCAGCCATTTCTATTATAACATGTTAAAATTTTAAACCCGCTAATCCTCCCTGAATACGGAGGATGTTAAAACTTAAAGCGTAAACTCTTACCTTGATATCCTTAGTCGTGGATACTTCGTCTAATTCCACATCCAACTTCTTATGTATAATACGGCTCATGTTTACCTGTCCAGTTGGGTAATACTTCTCCGGATCGAGTGCAAAAGAGTATGTATAAAATTCGTAAGCGGGATCTGGACAACCTGTATGGTACTTCAGGGACTGACCATACGCTAAGTATGTACCCGAATAATCGAATATATTTTTACCGTTAAAATCTAGACGTACATTCTTTATTAACCTATGATCGGAGCGTTTCAACTGGTTACCCGTACCAATTATAGCGGTCGAAAATGACTGGTCACTTTTCGATGTAGTTAATAACGTGTCTTGCGTACCCACATCTTCCTTTGCTACAAAGAATAGCTCCTTTACGGGGTTCACAAATTTTAATAAAGCAGATTTCTTAGTTTCATTTGGTTTAAATGGTATTGTAGACACTTGTAATTGTGTGATCAAATAATCCATTGGTCGTGTAAGTAAATAATTACGTTCATCTTCGGTAACAAAGAAAAAGTCTATCAAGACGGATGCGTTCAAAATCCTCCCGTCCTCGGTGATATCTCGAGTAACGGACCCATTTTCTTGAAGAGTGTATTTGAACGTAACGCCGTCATCTATATCTTTAAACACTAATTCTACCTCTATCATCTGTTTTTTGAGTGCACACACGGGTATAGCCAAACTTGGGTTCCTGAAAAAATAAAAGGGAAGATTTACGTAAAACGTATCATACGACCCAGATACAGTTAAATGATTCCCCTGACCATTTAAAAAGTAAAGTGTCTGATTGACGTCATCTTTATTACTATGCAATTGATCGTACATGGTTATGTATTCTCCTGTGAGTCGTTCAATAGTTTGACCACCCATCTTAAGATCCACGTACTTTAGCAAACTTTTCGCTATCGGAACATTGTAATAGTATTTTTCAGTGGCCGTGTGTGTGGATAGGGTCCCTAATTGAAGTTTAAGAGTCATCGATCTAACCAGATCACCGACATTATTAGGTATTATGGATCGTAGAGTACTTCCAAGTTTGAAATCGCCTGTGAAAGGTATCTCGACGGTTTCGGTAGAAAATCGGGTATGTCTTTTGAATACCGTGACGAAATACGAGTAACTGGGATCTCCAGAAAGCCATTGATCCTGGATTCCTGTGACTGCGATTCTAGCTCGACCAGCCATTCTTACTAGATGTGAGTAAAATTTTGTGAAATAAAACGGGGCAGTAATATAGATGGATTTACGTTTGAGAAAATTTAAACCAGGGAGTATGGCCGATGATAAAGTATGTGTATTCATTGGTAAGAGAAATACAGGTAAATCTACACTTGTTACCGATATATTGTGGCATAAGAAGCATTTACCAGCTGGAATAGTACTGTCTGCTACAGAAGAAGGTAATCATTATTATCAACAGTTCGTACCAGACCTGTTCATCTACGGTGACTATGATAGGGAGGCTATTGAACGTGTGATGGATCGTCAAAGAAAGTTGGTTGGGGCGGGAAAGAAAAATTGCGGAGCCTTTCTCCTATTGGATGATTGTATGTACGACAATAAGTTCATGCGCGACACCTGTATCAGACAGTGCTTCATGAACGGGCGGCACTGGAAACTGTTTTTTATGCTGACTATGCAATATTGCATGGACTTACCTCCCGCACTTCGTGCGAACGTTGATTATGTATTTGTTCTCAGGGAAAATATAATCCAAAATCGAGAGAAGTTGTATAAGTCGTTCTTTGGAATTTTTCCGACGTTCGATATGTTCAACAAGGTTATGGACAGTTGCACCGAGAATTATGAATGTTTAGTTCTAGATAATACAAGCAAAAGTAATCGTATAGAAGATTGTGTATTTTGGTACAAAGCAAATTTACACAAGAATTTCAAGGTGGGGGCTCCAGAATATTGGCAAGCGCACAAAAAGATGTTCAATCCTAAGGGAGGTAGTATAAATCGTCTAGATCCTAAGAAGGTGAAAAGTAGATCTACGGCACTTAAGGTTACCAAGACAAAATAATTTTATATAGATACAGTAAGATGCCCACGCCTAGGTCGGGTACACCCATGAACGTAAATCAGGGAAACAGGAATATCAATAACCATCTTTTCCATAGAAATGTTATGAACATAGATTCAGTCGGTGCAGGTATGTTGGGTAAACGAAGGCGGGTTCCGTCGAACTACACACCCGTAGCTAATAGCGCCAAACGAAAGGATTTGGAGATGGTAGCGAAAGTTATTCGCGTGTCGAATACTAGAGCGACCATACAACTTCCCAAGCGCGTCATAAAAGATCTACGTGCGATAAACAATCTTTCCACTCTTAAAAGATGGGAGTATGGAGGAAAAATAGACTTTGTATCTGATGGAAACAGGGTTAAGTTTAACGTTCCGACGAGGTTTACGTCACAGCAGAGAATGCAAGTGAATGGGCATATTGTAGGGATATTTAGAAATGCATATATTTCGTATCATACACATCCCGGTATATCGACCGCTAAAGGTGATTCGCCATTACCGTCGAGTACTCGAAACGTTTACGTCACGCTTCCGAGTGGAGCGGATTTTGAAGCGTATATAAAGGGGTACCCCGGGATGCAAGCAAATATCATCTCGGATAGACATGGGTACTATGTTATTGATATAATTGAGTCCGCGGAAAGGGGGCAGCGACCCGTTCCTGCAACGGTGAATAAACATATGGAATGGGTTCGTGCACAGCCATTTTTTAGATCCAGGATATTCGGTGAAGATGGAGCAGAATACTTTGAGACTACGTTAAGAGACTGGAAGGGGGCTATTAACGGAGAATTAAATGCACATATGAAACGTATATTCGGTATTTCTATAAAATATTACACGTATAGCGAAGAGCCCGCTACAATCACTGTGAGTCGTGTCGATGATACCAGCGGGCGATAGAATCTTCTAATTCGTCAACTTCATACCAAGCGAAATGACATTCTTTGGAATTTTTATCATTTGAACATATCTCTTCGGCTTCCTCTATAGCTTCTTTGAAGCGTAGATGAAGACGTAAATTATCTGACTGTATATTTTTTGGTCGTGTTTTAACAGCCTCTTTTTCATAGAGATTATTCAGGACATTTTCCCTAGTTTTTGCTAGTCTGTATTTATATGAGTCGCTCGAGGAGTATGCAAAACATACCATACTATTATATCAGAAATTATGTTTATATATATTAAGAATGGCCGGAAATTGGCTACTCAATGTCGAAGTGATAGTTCGAATGGCGATGATATTCGGAACGATATTTATACAGCTTATATGGGCAAAAAAGAGTATCCCAGGTTGGGATGAATATGCTATCTCTGGGGCAGCTATAATATCTATATTGTTTCATTGGTTTTTAGTCATATTTAAACCTGGGGTCATAAAGAACCTTATAAAAATGACGAGATAATCGTGTTCAAATCTAAAATTTACACTTAAGTTAAATTTATATATGCGTTTAATTTAAGTATAAACATGTCCAACTACACGATTTCCGCTTCTTGGGACGAGCTCGAACGCCAATCGTTCAACTCGATTGCGTATTATACTGATCGCGCGACTGAGTATGTCGAAAAAAATTTTCCTAATTATCCAAACACTCTTAAAGTCCAACTCATCACGATGATGGTTAATAATTCGAATGGTCAATGGACTACAACAACAAATTATATCGCTGCACAAGAGCATTTGACTAGAAAACAAGATGATTAAAGAGTAGACACCATGTTTAATAAAATGTCCTATAATTCGCCTGAGTGCAATTTCAAATACCGCGTCTCTTCTCTAGAAAAAATCGTCGATGGAGATACCATTGACGTCTGTATAGATTTAGGTTTCGACGTGTGCACGAAACAACGAGTTCGTCTTCTAGGCATCGATACACCCGAGTCTCGAACTTCTGATAAGGTTGAGAAGGTCTTCGGACTTATGTCTAAGAAGCATCTCAAAGAATGGTGTATGAAGGCTGTTGCCTCGGAGAAGGATGATATCGAGATCGAACTTCGCTGTCCCGAACGTGACTCTCGAGGTAAGTTTGGACGCATTCTAGCCGAAGTGTGGGTATGCGAAGATGGTCAATGGACCAATGTAAATAAGTGGATGTGTGATGAAGGCTTTGCAGTCCCCTACGTAGGACAAAACAAGGCAGACGTTGAGAAGTTGCACCTCGCGAATCGCAAGCGGCTCATGGACCGTGTAAAAGATAACGCGTTATACCCAGAGATTCTGAATTCCGTAATCGGACCAGTTGACTAAATATAACGTGCAATTTTAAAAAATCACCATTCGCCCCTGTAGCTTAGTTGGTAGAGCGTCGGCTTTGTAAGCCGAAGGTCGCGAGTTCGAGTCTCGTCGGGGGCAGGGCTTGTAGTGAAACGGATATCACTCTGGACTTCTAATCCAGCATTCCGGGTTCGATTCCCGGCAAGTCTGTTTATTCGTTATTTGCGGTTAGACGAAGAAGATTAATAATATCCAAAAAGTAATCCAAAGATGCGTTTACGAAATTGCCTCCATAATTTCTCTGCAATATCATATTCGTATCATAGACAACGAAAAGTACAAATATTAATGTAAGAATCTTAGTGTAAGCTTTATTATTACGAGCACGGGTTGTAGAGGGTGTCCGGAATGCGTTAATGATCCGAGCGATCAATACCGCTAAAAGAGAGAAGAATAGCACATTACCTAGAATATTAAGTTTGAATCCCATTTGCACTGTAATCACCCCCACCACAAACATAAGAATGAATATACCGATTACCTCAAGTAAAGCTTCTTGTAAGTTTGGTATGTTATGAACGCTCATACCCCCGAGGAAAGATATGATGCTGAAAACAGCCACCTTTACGGGTATAGGTAAAGGTACTAAAGACATAAAAACGA